TTTAGCTTATATCCTGCTGTTCCTTTTGATAGTGATCATGTAATGAATTTAGATAAGAAGCCAACAATTAAAGCAATGTTTACTGATGGCAATATTAAAGATTTAAATGTAGCCTTTCTAAACCCTGAAGACAGACAAACATTCCAAGCAAATATTATTTATAGGAAAGAAAAAGTTAATGGTTTTTCTGAAAGGAAATCTTTAGTGGTTCGTCTTGTTGGATCGGCTCATGAAGATGATCCAATAGAGACATTCGATTTAAGTGGCTTTTGCACCAGCCCAGATCATGCAATGACTTTTGGAAAATATGTTTTAAGTAATAGAGAAAAAGTAGATCATACAATTACATTTAAAACTGCTCCTCATTACATCAATGGTGTTCAGCCTGGTGATTACATAAGAGTGTA